AGCAGATAGATTTAATTCTTTTAATCTTGAAATTTTTAATTTTAAAAGAGGAAATAGAATTGTTATAGTCCCCCCAGATGATAAAATAACCTTGGGTTTTGGATTATCTAACACATGGGCATCTGATATAAAAACTGAAATTGAAAAATACACAGACAGACCAGTTTATATAAGAAATAGGCCTGTTTCTAGAACAGAGCGATTAACTACAGACACATTTAAAAACTGTATTGAAAGTGATGCGTATGCAGTTGTTGGCTATTCATCTAATGCTTTGGTGGAGTCAGTAATGTGCGGTATTCCAACTATTTCGTTAGGGCATTCTGCAATTAATAGTTTTTCTAATTACACATTATCAGATATTGACAACATTCCTGATATAGATAATCATCGACGAAATCAATGGTTGTACCACCTTGCATACAGGCAATTCACACATGATGAATTATCAAACGGCACTGCATGGAAAATAATATCAGCCGAAGCTTGATTGAAATTATTTAACAGATAATCTACGCACATAAATATCACTATGAAAATAGTGATTGTTACAGGTGGTTTCGACCCCATACACTCTGGGCACATTGCCCTACTTAAAGAAGCTAAAAATTTAGGCCACGCTCTTGCAGTTGGCTTAAACTCTGACGAATGGCTACGTCGAAAGAAAGGACACGAGTTTATGCCGTGGTCTGAACGTTCTGCTATTATTGAAAATTTGAAAATGGTAGACATTGTATTTTCTTTTGATGACAGCGATGGTTCAGCAATTGATGCTATCAAACGTGTCAAAGAAGTGTATCCAGATGATGAACTAATCTTTGCCAACGGCGGCGATAGAACAAAGGACAACATACCAGAAATGGTTTTTGAAGATGTTGAATTTGTTTTTGGCGTGGGCGGCGAGGATAAAAAGAACTCAAGCAGTTGGATATTAGATGAATGGAAAAGCCCAAAAACTACTAGACCATGGGGATATTATAAAGTACTACATCAAGTGGGCGCAGAAGTAAAACTTAAAGAGCTAACCGTTGAACCTGGCAAAAGTCTAAGTATGCAAAAGCACAAACAACGTGCTGAGTTTTGGTTTGTTAGCGAAGGTGAAGCAACTGTATACACACTTAATAGAAAAACAGATTCTGAATTAGTTGGAAAATTTACACAATTTGACCACACATGGATAGCCAACAATGAGTGGCATCAGTTGGTCAACGAAACATCGGAACCATTACGTATCATAGAAATACAGTATGGATCAGACTGTTCTGAAGAGGACATAGAAAGAAAATGAAAGTATTCGTAGGCTACGATGATCGAGAAGACATTGCATATAAAGTATGCGAATATTCTATTAAACGTAAGAATAAAAAAACAGAAGTGTTTCCTTTAAAACAAGAAGAACTCAACGAAACTGGACTGTACTGGCGTGAAAAAGACCCATTAAGTTCGACGGCATTTACGTTTACACGCTTTCTAGTACCAGCACTAATGAACTATGAGGGTTGGGCAATATTTTGTGATTGTGACATTATATGGATGATTGATCCAGATGAAATCATGAAGTATGCTGATGAAAAATATGCTGTAATGGTTGTTAAACACAAATACACCCCGCCCAAAGGTTTAAAGATGGACGGACAAAAACAGTTACCATATCCAAGAAAAAATTGGAGCTCAGTAATACTATGGAACTGTGGCCACCCATCAAATAAAAAAGTTACACCTGATCTAGTTAATACAGAGACAGGACAATACCTACATAGATTCAATTGGCTTAAAAACGACGAGATAGGTGAACTAACTCATCACTGGAATTGGTTAGTTAATCATTATCATGAACCAAAGGATGGTACACCAAAAGTTATACACTACACTGAAGGTGGCCCTTGGTTTGAAAATTACAAGCATTGTGAGTACGGTTATCATTGGGAAATGATACGTAACGAAATGGTGGTGGAAAATACTCCCAGTATACCGCCACATAAGTATGAAAATCTTCCCCCTGCAATCAATTCAATAGTGGATAAACTAATAGAATATAGAGTTGATTCAAATTGTGAATATTATACAACTACAAAAGACAACATTATTAATGAGGTGAACAAATTGACAGATAACAAAATATATGGTATGGAATCTGATATGAATGCCGTTGCAAGAAAGGGATATGTATTTGATGCTTGGGTGCATGGGTTTATTCTTGGCAGCGGTGGGCAACTGACTTCTTATAATAAAATATTAAACAATGTTGATGTGCCTCTAGTAATTAGGGGACTTAAAAAAATGAGAGCCATTCATCAATGTTGGGAGAATAAAAACCCCTTTTATTATATTGATACTGGGTATTTTGGAAACGACGTAAAAAGAAAAATATACCATCGTGTGACACTTAATCACTTACAAAATATGGATCCTGTAATTGAACGGCCCGATGATCGATTAAAAAAAGCAGGAGTCAAGCTAACTAAATTCCGTAGAGGTTCCAATATATTGTTATGCCCGCCTTCATCAAAAGTAATGACATTTTTCAATCTTGATTTAGATCAATGGATGGAAGAAACTCTTTTAGAACTTAAAAAACATACTGATAGAGAAATTATTATAAGACTTAAAAAAGGAAGAAGTGAGAGACTTAATACCGACACTTTTGAAGATGCGTTATCAAAAGACATACATTGCGTAGTAACATATAACAGTATTGCCGCAGTTGAATCTTTAATGTTAGGTAAGCCAGCAATTACACTTGGACCAAACGCGGCCCAATCTCTTTGTTCACGATCATTAGAAGATATTGAGAATCCATATATTCCAACCCTTGACGAAGTTAGTGCATTAATGCGACATTTATCATACGCTCAATTTACTTTGGATGAGTTATCTAACGGATATGCTTGGTCAATATTAAATGAAAATAGCAATTTACCTAAGCGCGATCCCGAAGAATAAGAGCGAAACTAAGTTAGCAGTTCTTAAAAGATTTGGCGATGGCGTTTTAAAATCGTCAGATCAGGTAGAATTTGTTAATGGTGTTGACTTAGTTGACTGTGACGTTGCAGTCATGCAAGGGTACGTACATAAAGATATAACCTCACCACATTTGCAATTACGTAAACGTATACTTGATCATCACAAAAACGTTATAGTAATTGATAGTAACTTGTTTCAATTTGCCAACACTGAATTGGCAAACTATTATCTACGTTACAGTCTTAATGGTATATTCCCAACTACTGGCTTTTATTTTGATAACAACATAGACACATCAAGATGGCAATCTATTAGCAATCGATTAAACATTAAACTAAAAGAGTATAGGACTACCGGCGATCATATTTTAATTTGTCTACAGAGAGTAGACGGTTGGAGTATGTGTGGCACAAGCGTACAAGAGTGGCTTAATAATACCGTCAGTGTTATTAGAAGCTATTCTAATAGACCAATAATAGTTAGAAAACATCCAGGGGACAGACGTCAAGAACAATTACAATTCTCAAATCTATACACAATTAGCACAACGCCTAAACTAGTTGATGATTTAGAAAATTGTTGGGCAACTGTAACATATAATAGTAGTCCAGGCATTGCTAGTTTAATACACGGCGTTCCAGTATTTGTAACAGATGCAGAACCTAAACAAAGCCAAACTTGGCCAGCTTGTAATACTGATTTAAAATTAATTGATAACCCAATAATGCATGATAGAACAGATTGGATTAATAAAATTAGTCAAAGCCATTGGAACGATGATGAAATTGCAAGTGGCCAAGCGTGGCAATTTATTAGAGAGCGTCTTTGTATTTTAAAACCCAATCTTTATTAAACTGTTCTACTACTTGGTATCCCCAGCCTTCTAATATTTTAATTGCTGGAGTTTCGTTTATATCATTTTGATACTCGTGTTTTTGTTGTTCAATTACTAACACTGGTTTGTTTTGTTCAATAGTTTTCATAGCACCAGCAAGTATTTCGCCTTCGAACCCTTCAACATCAATCTTAATCATATCTATGTTTGTTAGATTGAAACTATCTAGAGTTTTTAAAGGAATAGTTCCCTTACCCATTGATGTTTGATCAATGTGTGTATGCCCAGTATTTCCTTGTACAATATTCATTTCTATAAAACTTTCAGTGCGTCCCAAGGCCATTTGATGTAATGTGTAATTAGTGTCAGTGACATTTTTCTTAAAACATTCTATAAACTCTGCTACAGGTTCAAACGCTATAACATGGTCAAATGACTTGACAAGATCACATGACCATAACCCTACATTTGCTCCTATGTCAATGCATATTCTTCTTTGAACACACGCATCAATTGCCGCATCTCTTGCCCGAAATTGATATCTAGCAACGCCGTCCTTTAATATACTTTTATCAAGCATCCTTGGGAAATGGTCATCATAGTCTGGAAACCAAAAATTGTGTGATTGTTTCATTGCCAATAACTCTCTTCTCTTTTTATTTTTAAATCAGTTGTGGGACTTTTTCCATACTCTTTACGTTTTCCTTTAAGATGATCTAGATATTTGCCTAAATCAGTATTGATAAAAGGATGCCCTTCACCAGTGATTAAATCAGAACTCCAGTCAAGTTCATTTAGTTTCATAGGTTTTCTCACTGCATCAAAAACAAAACTATCGTGCCACTCATCCAAAGTAAAGATACCATTGTCGGCGTCATCATAAACTTCTTGAAACCGTTTTAAAAAATTCTGTGTATTTTTAGATTTTAAATTTAATGAATAAAACCCACATTCACTAAACTTATCCTTGCGCCCAAGAAAACAAATATCTTTATCTTCTGGAATAAACGTATCTAAAAATTCTATAGGCATTGCGCTATGACAAACGGTATCAGCATCCATCCATATTAATACATCGGCGTCAGTTCTTTTTGCAGCCGCAAATATAGCATACACTTTGTGACTAAATCTAATTGCGTCCCATTTAAAACCCTTGCCTGCATCACGACGCATTGATCTAACAGGGTCATTACTAACATCACCGTTGGCTTTAGGCTCATTGGCCCATTTGGCTTTAAATGCAACTAGTTCAGGACTTTCTTTTGCTAGGTCAAACCATTCTACATTATTGGTTGATTCAGGAGTACAATCTTCGGCATAGGCCATAAGTTGTATAGGCATGTTAATAGCAAAGCTATTGATGAACCGCCTAGCGTATGCATCTAATCCGTTTTGATTAAATGTTGTGACTGCTGTGAATTTTCTCAAGGATGACCTCTGTACAGTTAAATATGTAGTTATTTATGGACGACAAATGATCTTTGGTTTATTTAAACAACACGGTGCATTAAACTCTGTTCCAGTATTTTCAGCATTTGAACAGGGTATAACGCACTTAGGACATACTGCTCATGACAATGATTTAAATGCCGATGTGGCTGTTATATGGAGTGTGCTTTGGTACGGCAGAATGACTAAAAATAAAGCAGTATGGGATCATTTTACAAAACAAGGCAAACCCATAATAGTATTAGAAGTTGGTGCTTTAAAAAGAAATATCACATGGAAAGTGGCTGTTGGCGGAATTAACAATGAGGCATACTTTGGACACGCTACTAATAATGATAGTACTCGCCTAACATCATTAGGCATTACTGTACAGGACTGGAAAGATACAAAAGACACTAATAGCATTATAATATGTGGACAACATCAAGCAAGCCATCAATGGAGACACATGCCCCCGGCCAGTGATTGGATTGCAAACACCATACGGGAAATAAGACAATATACTGATAGACTTATAAAAGTTAGAAGTCATCCTCGACACCCGTTTAATTTTAATAACAAATGGTCAAATGTAATAGAATCAACACCTAAAAGAATTGACATAGTACAAGACTTTTATGACTTTGGTGCAGAACTTTCAAACGCTCACTGTGTGGTCAATTGGAGTTCAAACCCGGCTATTGAAGCGGCACTGGCAGGG